CATCAAACCAAGTCCTAGCTAATGCCATTCGTGTAGCTTGTATGCCGTCTTGAAGTCCAAGATTAGGTACTATTTTAAACAAATTACCACTTTTTTGGGGTAATTTATCAATTAATTGTTCAATTATGCTCTTTCCACCGCTTGCCAAAGTCTTAGCTCTTGCATCGTGAGGTAGCCAATGTGTGCCATATTCGTATGGTCGTTCTTTAATTTGGTTAGCATAATAAACAATCGGTTGCCCATGTGCTTCGTGGTAGTCCAATACCCGTATCTCTCCATGTACCACCTGATACCACCATATAGCCGTAGCATCGTTATAACCTAAGTCCCAAGCTGTATGGACAGGGAATAGAGTATCGCATTCAACTTTTGTGATTCTGTCAGCATCGGTAAGTAATCGCATTTCAACGCCATATATAGCACCAAGTATGGCAGCTTCAAAACTACATTCAAACTCTTGCTGATACTGGTCAATGGTCATCAGCTTTAATGCGTCATCCAGTTCTTCTTGGTCAATGATGTTGGTTTGGCTTGCCCGTAATACTTTGGAATACCACTCATTAGGGTTTAGCGTGGCGTACTGGTAGATGTCATAAAAGGTATTGTGACCCTTTGGTGTACCAATAAACACAGCCCAACCCCGTCTATCGGATAGCAATGGGCGTATTACCTCACCCCATAAACTAGGCTTTGTGTCGGCCATTTCGTCAATAATTACGCCGTCGAGGTAGTTTCCACGCAAGCTGTCAGGAGAATCGCCACCAAATAGCCTTATGCGTGAGCCATTCATAAGCTCTACCCATAGTTCTGAAATGTTATGGTTGACCCGTACAGGCTCGGAATACCGCATCAAATAATCCCAAGCAATAGACTTAGCCTGAGCGTAGTACGGGGCTATATAAGCGTACCTAGCGTTATCTTTACCCTCGTTAATGGCTCGTAGCAATAAGTCGTTAATACACGCCACAGTCTTACCACAGCGTCTATGAGCAACAATGACAGCCCAACGCTGTTGTCTAGTGTGAAAATCCCAAAATACCTTGCGTGGCCAGTAATCTATTTCATGCTCTAGCTCGTCAGAGCAGATGGCATTTTCCATGTAACTGTGTGCTTAATAGGTTGTTTTTGGTCGCCTGCCACTTCAGTACGAGCAAGTTTAGGCATTGTGTATTCTAGGGCTTTGAAATAAAGGTCTAACCGCTTGGCGGGGTCGTCTATCTCATTTAGCCATGAATCAAGCTTATCTGCGTTAGCAGAGGTAAAGGCTGCAATAGCTTGTTTCACCTCAATGGTGACCTTATTAGACGCTCCTGTGGGCCTTCCAGCCCCTTCACGCCTACCGCCTTTGATAGATTTTGATTTTTTATCATCCATACTTATCCAAGTGATTGATTAAGTTAGGGTTATTCTATACTACTTTTGTTGTTCGTTAAATAACTTTTCTAATAATGCTCGTCTATTATCTTCATCCGTTGCCATTGGAATAGCAGCAGCACCAGCTAGTAAATCAGGTTTATTAACTTTCATTGGGTCAAAAGCTGCAAAGCGTGAGCGTACTTGCGATGGTTCAAACGGAATAATTACATCGTAATCTATACCTGATTTGCCTTTGTTGCCCGTATCAAATATGCCGTTATAACCTAACTTTTCTAATTGCTTTGTTACTTTGTCAGGTATTGATGTCCATACATAAGAGTTTTCGCCATTAGTTATGTCATTTCTAAGTTGTTCAACCCATTGTTTTGGCGTAAATCGGGTGTTTTTATCCCATTGGTCTGCACCGCCAGTTTTTATTCTTGTGCGGTCATTTTTAAATGCTTCTTCTAATGCAGGCAATACTTTGGTCTGTAATTCATCCATATTGCTTGTATCTAATGGGTTAGTAATGCGAGCTTTGCCAGCAAGTACGCCTTTCGCTGAAGTCCACGGGGCGTTACTTTGACTAATTTGGTATGGATAACCAGCTAATTTGTATATATCGGCTAATTTACTTTGGTCATAAGGGCCTAAATTGCCTGATTCTGCCCATATTTTTCTTAATGCGGTTAATGGGTTATTTTGAGATTCACGCTCTAAATAGTATTTCCATGTATCTTCACTAACTGGCATACCTTTTGTGCCAGCTTGGTGCGTAATAAAATTACCTGAATATTCATCTAAATTTTCATAGCCAACACGCTTGGCTTTATCAAGTATTTCTGCTTTCTTTTCAGGCGATAAAAAATACCAAGTTTGTTCTACGCTATAAGGTGAACGGCTACGAGTAAACCCTAATTCTTTTGGGTTAACTTGAAAATAGTTTTTCATATCACCCATGTCTGTAGCTATTCTAGATGTATCTGCTTTACCAATAGCATAGTTTGACGCAACTTCAGGTTTGCTTGCACCAAAAGGCATTGGCCCTGAAGTAGCCCTTCTAGGGTCTAATGTTTTGCCTTCTAGCAATCGGTCTAAACGTTCTGTGCCATGATAATAATCTGTATAACCAAGTGCTTTAGCTCTGTCTGCGGGTGTATTTGTTGGTGGCAAACCTAAACCACCTTCTTCTACAGGCAAAGCAGCGTTCTTTTGGGCGGTTTTCATAGCACCGCTAACTTTCATTACGCCACCTAAATTACTAGCTTGAGCCATTTGGCGTTCAAAAGCTTCTCTATCCCCTATTTGAACCCCCCCTTGACCCATTATTAAGGCAGCGTCTATGTCGGCTCGTTGTTGAGCTAAGTTTTGGCGGGCAGTTGGGATTACATTTGTTGCGTAGTTTTTAAGTTGTTGGGCTAGGGGTGCATTTGGGCCTGTAACGCCCTGTGGTGTCACATATCCTGCTTGGCGTAGAACTTCAGCCAATGAAGCCATTTACGCTATGTCCTTTTGAAACTTATTAAAGTGGGATAGTAGTGCAGCTTTACGCTTTTCCCGTTTAGATTGGTTCTTTTCTAAGGTTGTTTCTTTGTGCGGTTGCAACAAAGAGTTCTCAGGTTTAATCTTTTCTTTTTTAAACATATTATTTCCTCATGTAATCGGGTGGTAGTGAAAAATAGCGGTCACCAAACTTCATTACTTGGTAGCCCCTGTCTTGCTCACCCTGTACGCCCATCTGAAATGTAGGGTGTGCCGCACCTTTTAGCATCATGTAAGAGTTTTCAGGCAATCCATAATCCATGCGATATTGCAAAGGTGTCGGGGCTACTGACCCCCAATGTCCTTTATTCTCACCGCCTTCTTTCTGTGGTTGCATACCAGCAGCCATAGCGGTTGTATAGTCGTAATCAGCCCCATGCGGGTCAAAGAGTCTAAGCATGGCGGCTAACTTTTGGTTGACCATTACATATCCTTCATCTTATCGGTAAGCATTTGTTTTCTAGTCTTTTTGGGCGGTTTTGCAGTCTTAGCCGACTCAATAAAGTCTTGTTTGCTAGGAGCGTCTTTGCTACCAACCTTGTTCATCTTTTCGCCTGAACCCGCCTTAATCCTAGCCCTCTTGCGGTGAATATTGGCATAGAGTCCGTCTTTCATGCTTTCTCCTCTATATAACGAGCATAAGCATCTTCTAGCTTAGACTTGCGGTTGCCTTTGGCGTTTTCCCGTTGTACTGACAAAGCAATAGCTACGGCTTGTTTCTTAGGTTTGCCAGCTTTCATCTCGGTCTTGATGTTTTTGCCGACTGCTTCTGCTTTTCCTGACTTGACTAGAGGCATTTTGTGTGTATCCTTTTGATTTTGTTGAAAAATTCATCAACTGAGCTTTCGCCCTTCATTCTGTTACAAAGACCACAGCAAGGCACAGAATTATCAATAGTATAGCCCTTTTTATTATCTAACCTATCAATTCCATTGAATTTTATTTTTCTAACTTTGCCAACTTTAGTATATTTATTTTGCGGTGGCTCATCGCAATAATGGCAATTTTTAGTAACTAAATCTTTAAAAACTTCAAATGTCAAAGCAAATTCTTTGTTTCTACTTTTTGCACTATGCCTGTAAACGACTATCCATGCTTTTATTTCAGAATCAGGCGTTCTTTTGACCATACCTTGCCGTCTAAGCTCGTCAATGTAACAGCCGCAACTTTTGGTGTTGTTGCTAATAAGATTGGCAGTAGATACTTTTAACTTATTTCCACAGCTACAAACTACATCCCAAATGGCTCGTTTTTGGCCTGATGGTTGTATATGCGAATGACTATACCCAAGAACTGTAAGTCTATAAAATTGTTTGCCTGTTAAGTCTATTCTTTTCATGCCTTGATTTTATCAAAAACATGAAAGTTTGTCTAAAACATTATTTCAAGAACTTAAGTTTATAAGTCGTGGTGTTAATCAGGTCAGCAATTTCATCAATTAAGTTCTGTAGTTCAGAATCTTGCGGTAAATCTTGGCGGGCATCGGCTACAAAGTTTTGTAGGGATTCTAAATATTTAAGCGGGTCTTTAGGTTGGTGGTACACGCTTGGGAATGTCGTGAACTTGCCATATTTGCCCATATACGCTTCGGCAAAACTGTCAGTCAGTTCTACAATGCCATCGTAATATTCGCCCAAAGCAATGTGCTTGGAATAGGAGTCGGTACTCCAATGAAAAAAATGCGTATTCGTCGCAGAATGTAGTAATGTAGCTACAAATAATGCACAGTTTTCCATTGAAATCTCCTGTATTTACCCAATTATATTAGGTTTTCTGCAAAATCCATACACTCCAATACGGATATTCATTAAAAAAGTTAGTGTCTTTGTCTGCGGTTGGTTTGTATTTAGACCTAACAAATTTGTTATAGGCTTCTACATCAAACATAAATCCATGCTTGGCAAACAGTCTATACCAGTAATCAATGGGCTGAATATTCACATGAGTAGGGTCGCCCATGTACATCTCTTTGGTTTCCCCATCCTTTACTGCGTCTAAGCAAATAAACACACGCCCTGTTTTCTTGATAATTCTTGAAAATTCTTGAAGAATGGCATCCATGTGTTCTTCAGGGATGTGTTCTAAGACTTGGGCGGTATGCACCAAATCAACGCTTTCAGTTAAGGCGGGGGTGTCAGAGATTGAGCCACAATGTAGCTCGTTGACATAAAACCCAAAGTGGGTACGACCATGCCCAATCATGTACTCATTTAAATCTACCCCTAGAACACGCATATTCTGCTTTTGAAAGCCTTTTAGGATAGAGCCACACGCACACCCAGCATCTACTACAAAGCCTTCTCGTGGCGTTTTACAGGCTTCTGTGACCATTTTGGCGTATTCCTCTTGCCAATAGCCATGCCCAAGATAATCTAAACCAGCATCTTTATGCTCGTCATAGTAGTCTTTGGTGTACTCCGTAACTTTAAGATTGTTCACTAACACGAATTAGTCCTATGGCTCTAAGTGCAGCTTCAGGTGAATCAACCCGACTTAGTGGGCCACCCTTCCAGTTTGCAATAAACTTTAATTGGTCTGCGGTGAATTTGGCTTTGGCATCCCGTTTTACTTCCATTAAGATTGTTTCTCCGTTAAAACACACCATTAAATCGGGGATTCCTCTACCAACCATAGATAAAATATAGACATCAGCACCCGCATCTCTTAGGGTTTTTACTATTTCGGTTTGATTTATGTCAGTTCTTTTAGCGTATGCCATTGTTTATTAACAATATTCGGTTAATATATGCTAACTTTATCACGATTAGGGTC